AAAGTATATGTAAAGAATCCAAAAGGAAATGTTGTTAAAGTAAACTTTGGTCAAGGTGGAGACGCTAAAGGTGGAACAATGAGAATCAGAAAATCAAACCCTAAAGCAAGAAAGAATTTTAGAGCAAGACACAATTGCGATAATCCAGGACCAAAACATAAGGCAAGATATTGGGCTTGTAGAACTTGGTAGGAGAGTTATGAAAACTAAACTAACAGAATGGTTAGTTAAACCTTTCCTAAATGAATCACCAGATTTAGATATTAAAGTCGGTGATAACATTTTAATGGGTAGGTTTAAAAACAAACGAGTAAAAGTTAAGTCAATCACTTACAATGAGAAAGGTGATTTATTAATTAACGGAAGACCTGCATTAAAATTCAGAAAGATTGACAGCGACAAAAAGTTATTACCAAGTAAAACCACAAAAAAATCATCAGTAGAACCTGATTCAGATAGAAAGGGTGTTGAAGATGAACATCCATTTCATAAAACAGAGGGATTCGGTGGTAAAGATGAAATGAATTCCACAGACAGAAAAAAGTTTGAAAGAAAACGAAAAGACAATGCAGAAGTCTTAGGTCTTGAATTGACTGGCACAGAAGATGTAAGAGAAGCAAAAAGAATTCCAAGAAAGAAAGGACAACATAGAGGTTCTAAATCACATTCAGATTTATATACAGACGAAAATCCAAAAGGAACAATACACGGATTAAAGTTTGCTACGGTAAAAGACGCAAAAGCGTCAGTAAGTAAAATCAGAGGTAGTGGTAAAACACACGCTCATAAAATCCAAGCAGCAGTTGCTATGGAACAACGAGCAAGAGAAATGGGTAAAACAGCTCAAGCAGCAGTCTATCGTGCTTATATCAACCAAATGAAAAAGAAAACCAAAAAGAAGAATGAATCATTCTTTGGATTAGGTTCAGGAGATGTTCCTTCACCAAGTAGAAAAGGTGTAAAGAAAATGAAGAAGAAAGGGAACACATCAGTACCTTATGGTAGTGGATATAAAAAAGTAAATGAACAAAAAGGTGTTAAAAAAGTAGTAGCAATTTATCCAGGCCGTTTTCAACCATTTGGCCCACATCACAAAAAAGTATTCGACGCATTAAGAGGAAAGTTTGATGATGTATACATAGCAACATCAAACATACAAAGATTACCAAGACATCCACTAAATTTTGTTGAAAAGAAAAAACATATGATTAAAATGGGTGTTCCTGCTAAAAGTATAATTCAAGAAAAAAATCCTTACAAAGCAGACATATTAAGAAAGTTTGGTGATGATACAGCAGTGGTTTATGTAGTTGGCAAGAAAGACGCAGGTAGATTATCAGCAGGTAAATATTTTAAAGATTTTAAATTTGCAGTAAAAAGAAAAGACTTAGAGGGATACAAAGACCACGGATATGTTTATGAAGCACCAACAGTAAAAGTTAGTGGTATAACAAGTGGAACTGAAATTAGAAAATTATTAGGTAGTCCAAAGGTTGATAGTAAAAAAAGAGAACAAATATTCAGAAAAACATTTGGATACTTTGACAAAAAAACTTATGAAATGATGACATCAAGATTTGGTAAATTATTTGAGATTCTTGAACAACCAAAAGTAAAACAATTGATGAAAGAATCAAATCCACTTGGTAATGGTGTTACAGGTAGTGAACTATCAGACGAGGGTATGTATGACTTTTTTGGTTCATTGGATGATTACTTTCGAATATCACCCGAACACGCAGAACACATCGGTTGGGAGTTAATTGACTATCCAATAAAAGATTCGGCGGAAATGGCATTTACAATTATGTCAGATGATTATGAACAAGACAGAGCAAAAACCGTAACATACGGAAGAACAATCAATCAAAATAGAAAAAATACAGACTCAGTTGATAATCCATTTCCTAAATACAAAGAAAGAATGAATCAAAACATAAAAGAATTAGGTTGGGAGATTGTTAAGTATTTTGGAGAGGATGCGGCTGCAGATGGTGATTTATACGATAACGACTTCTCTACACCTGATAAAGAAACACCATTAGCAGATAAATCTGATATAACTAAAGATGTCAAAAGCACAAAAGAAAAACTATCTGAAAGTTTTGTTCAAGATGTAAAAAAGGTATTTTTGAATGAAGGTGGAGCATACGGACATATGAATCATCCATTTGATGATAATAATTTGACATTTTCAGATTTGAAGAATATAATTATTATAGGGTTAAGTGGAAAGCTTAATCGTGAAGACAGAGTGTCTGAAAAACTTGACGGACAAAACCTAATGGTAAGTTGGGTAGGTAATAGTCTTAGAGCAGCTAGAAACAAAGGACATTTAAAAAATGGTGGTAAAACATCTTTGAATGTTGGTGGAGTTGCAAGTTTATTTGCAGGTAGAGGAAATATCAAAACTGCATTTGTAGGTGCGATGAAAGATTTAGAAAAAGCAATCGGTTCGTTATCAGACGCACAAAAGAAAAAAGTATTTGGTAATGGAACCAAATGGATGAATTTAGAGGTTATATATCCACAAACATCGAATGTAATAGACTACGATATCGCTGAAATAGTATTTCACGGAACAATACAATATGATAAAACAGGAAAACAAATCGGATATTCAAAAGAAGGCGCTCGTATGTTAGAAGGTATGATTAGACAAGTAAATCAAAATATACAAAAACGATTCAAGATTGGTAGACCTAACTTTTTGAGAGTTCCAAAAGTTCAGAACTATGGTAAACTAAAAGGTAGATTTTTAAATAAATTAAATAAATTACAATCACAATACGCTTTAAAAGACTCAGACAGATTAGGTCAGTATCACGAAGCATTTTGGAAAGAGTATGTATTTAATGCAGGTAAACAATTTAAGGTAAATATTAAGCCAGACCAATTCACTAAGTTAGTAAATCGTTGGGCATTCTTTGACAAGTCTTACAAAATACCACAAATTAGAAAAGACTTCAAAGGTAATCCAGAGTTTAACAGATGGGTATTAGATACAGACAAGATGAATCATACAAAGATATTTAAACAAAATATAAAACCATTTGAAATATTGTTTTTTCAAGTAGGAGCAGAAATATTAAAAAATATACAAGGGTTTTTAGCAGTGTCACCTGACAAAGCAACCCAAAAAATTAGACAAGATGTAGCAAGTGCATTAAAAGATTTACAAAAACCAGACAATCTGGCAAAGTTAGAAAAATTAAGAATACAAATAGAAAAATTAGAAGCTATCGGTGGAGCAAATGCAATTGTCCCGAGTGAAGGTTTGGTTTTCAAATACAAAGGAAACCTATACAAATTCACAGGAGCATTTGCACCAATCAATCAAATACTTGGTAGTTTAAGATTTTAAGGAGTTATAATGGCAAATAAATCAAAAGAAGCAGAAAGACAGAATAAAGCATTACAAGATATAATTAGTGGAAGAGAACACGAGAAAGAATATGTTCAAGTAGGATACGAGGGTAAACAAGAAGACCTTGGTGGTAAAACAAGAAAGTCAGAATTAACTGACATTATGTCAAAAGTTAGGATGCCTTGGTTTTGTCCTAAATGTCAAAAAACAATGAAGAAAAGACTTGATGATAAATTTTGGAGAATGATGGGACATTGTTTCGATTGTCAAATAGAAATGGAAAACAAAATGAGAATCAATGGTGAGTTTAGAGAATACGCTTATTCAAAGATGTTAGAAAATCAAAAGTCACAATTAAAAGATTTAGAACAAAGTATAGATGACTTTGAAAAAACAGGCGGTAAAAAAGAATGGTTTAATAATGTGGGTGTTAATACACCAATGTTAGAGTCTGATAAATGGGAGATGGGTAAAGAAGAGTTTGAAAAAACCATTTCAGAAGCAAGAGATTTCATAAAAGAAAAACGACAAATGGTCGAGCAAGCAGAACAACAACTACAAGGAGCTAATTAATGAATATCATACAAGCAATACTAAATCTATTTTTTGGTGGAAAAAAGAAAAAAGAAGTCAAAGAATTAGATAAAGCTATTAAAGTTAAAGACAATGAAGTAAAAGAACTTGAAAAAGAAGTAGAAGTTCTTGAATCAAAAAAACGAGTTAACAAAAAAGAAGTAGCTAAATTAAAAAGAAAAGTTACCACTACTAAAAAACAGATTGAAAAAGCATCAGAAGCAGTCAAAGAAGATAATGCTGACGAAGCAGTAAAATTTTTGAAGAAGTTTAGTAAGTAGTATATATTTATATATATGAGATATTTTATTTACATATTATTATTGGGAACATTGTTTTCTCAAGAAGTTGATACAACTAAAACCTATACCTTTACTGAGGAAGAAGTTTTAGGATTCACCAATACTATTAAGGAATTAGAACTAAAAGATAGTTTAAATGTTTCTTTGGTAATGGATTTAGAATCACAAATTAAACTTTTTGAAGAAAACTCTGCAATAGATTCTATGTTGATTGCAAACAAAACAACTCAAATTAATCTACTAAAAGACACCAACGAACTTCTTGAACAAAAGGTAAAACTTGTCAAACCTAAATGGTATGAAAACAAGTGGTTATACTTTACATATGGAGTTTTGATGACTGCCACATCAGTTAGATTGGCAGGTCAAATAGTAGACTAATGGCAGAACAAATAAAAGAAGTAATCAAGTCAGAATATATAAAATGTGCACAAGACCCTGCATATTTTATGAAAAAATATTGTATGATACAACACCCGATTAAAGGCAAGATACCATTTGAATTGTATGATTTTCAAGAAAAAGTGGTTGGAGAGTTTACAAAAGAACGATTCAATGTGATTTTGAAAGCTCGTCAGTTAGGTATTTCAACATTGACCGCCGGATATTCTTTATGGATGATGACATTCCAACAAGATAAGAATATCTTGGTTATTGCTACAAAACAAGAAGTAGCAAAAAACTTGGTAACGAAAGTTCGTGTTATGCACGCAAACTTACCGAGTTGGTTGAAACAAAGATGTGTTGAGGATAACAAATTAAATCTGAGATATCGTAATGGTTCTCAGATTAAAGCGGTATCATCAGGTCCTGAAGCCGCTCGTTCAGAAGCTCTATCATTATTGATATTGGACGAGGCAGCTTTTATCGACAAAATTGATGAGATATGGACAGCAGCACAATCTACCTTAACGACTGGTGGTCAATGTATAGCTTTGTCCACACCAAATGGTGTTGGTAATTGGTTTCACAAAACTTGGGTAGAAGCTGAAGAAGCTCTTGGTATGTTTAATCCAATAAAATTACATTGGACAGTACATCCAGATAGAGGTGAGGATTGGAGAAAAGAACAAGATACTTTACTCGGAGTAAGTTCAGCAGCTCAAGAATGTGATTGTGACTTCTTGACATCTGGTACAGGTGTGATTGATGCGACACTATTGGAAAATTTACGACAAAGAAGTTGTAAAGACCCATTAGAAAAAAGAGGTATTGATAGTAATTGTTGGATATGGGAACCACCTAACTATTCTAAGAATTATTTAGTATGTGCTGATGTTGGTCGTGGAGACTCAGCAGACTATTCTGCTTTTCACGTTATTGATATTGAAAACTTAGAACAAGTAGCAGAATATAAAGGTAGAATAAATACTAAAGATTTTGGAAATATGTTGGTAAGTATAGCAACAGAATATAATGATGCGATACTTATAGTAGAGAATAATAATATTGGTTGGGCAACAATCCAACAAATTATAGATAGGGATTATCCTAATTTATTTTACACAAGTAAAGATTTAAAGTATGTTGATGTTCAACACCAAATGAACAATAAAATCAACAGACAAGAAAAGAATATGGTGGCGGGTTTTTCAACGACTTCTAAGACCAGACCACTAATTATTAGTAAGTTAGAAGAATTTTTTAGAGAGGAAAGTGTAGTGGTTCATAGTAATCGTTTGATTGATGAATTACAAACTTTCGTTTATATTAATAATAGAGCAGAAGCAATGCGAGGATACAACGATGACCTTGTAATGTCTTTTGCTATTGGACTTTGGGTTCGTGATACTGCACTAAGATTACAAACTCAAGGTATTGAATTAACAAAAAAGACTCTCAGTCGTATGATGGACAATGAGGGTTTGTACAATGCCAACGAGCCAAACAGAAATGATAGTTGGGATTGGGAAACAGGAAAAAATAAAGAAAAAGAGTCATTAGAATGGCTCTTATAAAGTGAGGTAATTATGGCAGATACAACATTATTTGGAAGACTACGAAGATTATTTAGTACAAATGTAATCGTTCGTAATGTCGGTGGTAAAAAACTAAAGATAGCCGATACAGACCAAATACAACACCAAGTCAAGAGTCATCTTGTAGATAGATATTCTAAACTACATAGTAACTTAGATGTAGCAGGAACAGGTTATTCAACTGTTCACCAAGTTATGGCGGCAAGATTAGGATTGTTTAAAGATTATGAGTCTATGGATTCAGACCCAATCATTTCAAGTGCTTTAGACATTTACTCAGATGAGTCAACTATGAAAGGTCAGTATGGTGAAGTGATTGATATTAAAACTGATAACGAAAACATTAAAGAAATATTACACAATTTATTTTATGATATATTGAATATAGAATTTAACTTATGGCCTTGGGTTCGTAATATGGTTAAGTATGGAGACTTTTATCTTTACTTAGATATCAACGAAAAATATGGTATTACAAATGTAGTTCCATTGTCACCTTATGAGGTAGTTCGTTCTGAGGGAGAAGATGAGACAAATCCTTATTATACAAAGTTCTACTTAGAATCAATTGAAGGAGCACATCCTTATTTTGGCCAAAGAGCTGCAAGTTCTAAGAACAAAGTAGAATTTGAAAACTTCCAAGTAGCACACTTTAGATTAGCAAATGATAGTAATTTCTTACCTTACGGAAAATCTATGATTGAGTCTACAAGAAAGATTTGGAAACAATTAACACTTATGGAAGACGCTATGTTGATTCACAGAATTATGAGAGCACCTTCCAAACGAGTATTCAAGATTGATATTGGTAATATACCACCAGCTGAAGTTGATAACTATATGCAAAGAATCATCAATAAGATGAAGAAAACACCAGTTATCGACGAAGCAACAGGCGAGTATAATTTAAAATACA